ATGATGCACCGATTTATGGAAAGAGGATTACAAGAAGAAATGGTAGTTGTTGAACAAATGATGCACAATTTCTTAAGACTCTTACAAAGATTAAATGAGCCTGACGGTGAAGAAGAATGAAAAAAGAAGATTGGGTTTATTTAGCAAATGCTATGTGGACTTATGCTGAAAAGCATGACGGGAAAATCAGTAGCCTGTTAAAAGAACTGGTAATAACAATAAATAAAAATGAAAAGGTGATTAACAATGACATGGGAAAATATGAGCAGAATGCTACAAGCAACAGACCAAATGATACAGACTCAACAAGTAACTCGGATTTCACGGGATTTGGAGAGTTTTAATACACAGAAAAGCAATACATCATTAGTATTGACAATCTTAAATAAAGATGAACTAAACGCAAATAACTTAGGATTAGCCAAAGCAAAGAAATGGATGGCTAAAATATTTGATGTATTTGATGATGAAATAGAAGGTTTAATGGCGGCTCATAATGATTTGGGAGAAGCAATTTACTTTTTAGATACTTCCGCAGAAAAACAAAGGAACTTTTCGGTTCAATATGTTCTTCGCCTATTAGAAATGGACTGTGGAAAAATTGATTCTAATGAGTTTAAAATGATTGAAGAATCAGTATTGGCTATGTCAGCCAACGCTCGTCGCTGGTTTATCAGATATATGCTTAGAACTCCCCGTAATGGAATGAACATTGGAACAGTAACTAAGATTATTTCTAAATACTACAATAAGAAGCAAGCAGATGTAAAGAAACATTTGAACTTCAATTCTGTTGAAGTAGTTTGTCAGTATTATGAAGCGGGTAATAACCCTCCTTGTAATTTAACTTACGGAAAGTTCATCAAGCCTATGCTTGCTAAAGAAGTTCCGATGAATAAATGGCCGACTGATTTTGTTGTTGATTATAAATACGATGGTAATAGGTATCAAATACATATTGAGGGCGAGAAGACGATGATTTTTAACCGTAAAGGTAAAATCGTCACCCATCAATTCCCCGATGTTGTAGAATTAGTGCAAGAATATGAGATAAATAATGCAATTTTAGACGGTGAAATCTACCCTATTCTAGAAAATGGCGCACCTGCTCCCCATAAACAGATGGGAACAAGAGTTCATTCTAAGAATATCCAAGAGGCTATGGAAAGAGTCAAAGTAGAATGGGTTATTTTTGATTGTCTCATGCTCAATAGCGAAACAGTTATGGATTTATCATACACTGATAGGTTGGTGAGGATGAAAGACCTGCCTAATCAAGCACACCGAATTACAGAAGGCGACATTATGGCCTTTTACCATGACGCAATCAACGAAGGCTTTGAAGGAATCATCGTTAAAGATGCAAGTCAGCCCTATCAATCAGGAAAACGCTCCGTTTTCTGGGCTAAATACAAACCTCCGCAAATAAACCTTGATGTTGTTGTCCTTTCCGCTAAATACGGAGAAGGAAAGCGAGCCAATGTTTTCGGCACTTATGAACTAGGCGTGAGGGCTAATAATGGTTATCATTCAGTTGGATGGTGCGGAACAGGATTCTCGGATGCGGATTTGGTTAATCTCACTAATACTTTGCGAAGAAATGTTGAGTCTTTTGATAACGGGAGATTCTTTGTTTCACCAATTGTAGTCTTAGAAGTAAAGGCTGATTTAGTTTCAAGAGATGAAAAGGACAATTTAGGTCTAAGGTTTCCTAGATGTGTTCGTATTCGTGACGATAAGTTCGTTGCAGATATTAATACCTTACAAGATGTGGAGAGATTAGAATGAAAGCAGATGAAAATGCAGCAAAATGGAATACAAAATATATGACTGGAGCATTCGGTAAAAACTATAAAATATCTGAAATGTCTATGAGACAAGTTAATACGGGATTAAGACAGTGCAAAACTAATTTAACAGTCACTAAATGCAATATGGATTCTTTATATCAAAGAAGGCACACTCTTATGCACCAAAATGGAGATTATAAATATCAAAGAAAAAATGCAAAACAAAAGATTATTCAACACTTGGGATTAACCACTCAAGTTGATATTGAAGGAGAGCAAAGATATAAGCAGATTCTTTTAACAGCAATTACCCTCCTTGAAAAAGGACATGACCTATCTTTAATTAAAGCACTATTAGAACAAGCGAGGGATGATGAATGATTCAACAGGGAGATATGACAATTATAGATACAGTCACATATAGATGTATTAGAGTAGATAAAGAGGGCTACGCTCACTTGAAGAATATTCTGCATGAACAAGGTAGACCTAAATTAATTCTACAAAAATACTGTCCATTTGTTAAAGACGGCAAAATCATTACACCTGAAAAACCAAAGGCAGAAACTCACAAACCCACCACTAAAATTAATGTCACTCAACTAATCAAAGAAAGCACAGATTTACAGGTTTCTAATCAAGCAAAGTATTTTATTGCAGAATGGATTGAAACTGCTATTTGTAACTTAGTAAGTAATGCACATAATAGTGCAGTAGCAAGAGGAGATAGCCGTTTAACTGCGGCTCACTTTTATTGGCTTGAAACTAATACTGCCCCTACTGGATATTGGCCTTCAAACATTGAATATATACAGGACTGATTTTATGTTCAGTAAAGAAATGTTAATTGGAATCTTACTTAGTTCATCTAAGGTAGATTTTAATATTGAAAGAGCGACAGATTCTCTTATGGGTTATAGAGTAAGGCTTAAATTAGTAATTAGAGCAGACTCTATATTCCTTGAAGGGGTTAATAGGAGTTTAGCACAGCACCAAATCACTTGTAGTATTAAACAAAAAGAAAGTAAAAGTCGGCCAAAACCAATTCTTAAAATTGGAGGAATCAAGAACTTGTTTAAATTAACAGAACTAGTTCCCGAAAATCTACCCCATGCTAAAAGTGAGTGGGTAGAGTTTAGAGAATTAGTTGAGTTAATATCTAATCACAAGCATAAAACTGCCGAAGGAATGGAAAGAATATTTGAATTGAAGGGGGTAATTTAATGGGATTAACTACTATGAATAATAATAGAACCATATTAGTAACAGGCAAAACAGGAACGGGCAAATCAACCAAAGCACTTACATTTGTAGAAAACCCAGTAGTCCTCTATGCTAATGATATTGATTTTGATGTAGGTTCATTTCCTGTGGAGCATGGAATTATTATTGAAGATGTTCACTTTAAACCTGATAAGGACAGCATTCTAAATATTATTAGGAACTATACAGGTCAAGTAGTATTGACTTCTATAAATGAAAAATCAGTTCCTAAAGAAATAAAGGATATGTGTAAGATTAAAAGAGCAGGTTCTAAGAATTATCTAAGAGAAGCAATAGAACTTACAGCACCTCATTCTAAATCTCCGTTCTCTTTTGAGCGTGATACCTATTCTTTAGTAAGGGGATTTCTTAAAGAAAAGGATAGAGATTTAATGGCTAAATTATTACTCTTCAACAAGCCAGCAGATACTCAAATACTATCTTGGCTAGTTGAAAATATGCACCCAAATAGATTAATTTTTATTGATGGCGTAGTAAAACGCCGTTGGAGTCAAAGGTATTTCTATGAAATGCTTTCTTATTCTCATGGAGGTAATTCTTTTAACAGATTAAATATGCCTATAAGAAAGAAGTATTCTCAAATACCCAGACTATCAAGACGACTTGGAGTAAAAAACCCAAAAGTCTTACAGCAACTTCTTATGGATAACGAGTTCAAAGAACATGCTAAAAAGAAATTAAATAACGGAGAATGCCGACTCCTTAAAATAGGCGAAAAAAGAAGAAGAAGAAAAACTGACCCGATTAGGTTAAAACAATCATCATTGGAGGAGTTTCTTTGAGAACAAGAAAATTAGTATATAGAATAGAAAATATTCTACGAGATAAAGAAATGACTTGTAAAGAAATAATGGCGGAACTTGAAAAAGAAATACCGTCCAATAGAACAAACTCATTCACATCTAATCAAATAGGGCAGTTACTCAGAAACAAAAGATTTGAAAAGAATGGTTGGTGTAAAATACACAATACAAATATATGGAGGAATAAAAATGCTATGGACAGAAAAATACAGACCGAATAAACTTACTGAAATTATAGGACAAGAACACTTTAATTTAGATGCTATTGGTTGGATAGAAGAAAGTAATATACCTAATCTTTTATTATACGGAAATCCGGGAAATGGTAAAACAGGAGCCGGATTAGTTATAGCAAAAGAAATCTTAGGAGATGCCTTCCAAGATAATTTTATAGAAGTAAATGCGTCGGATGATAGGCGTTTAGAAAATGTTAGAACAACAATTAAAAATGCCGCACAAAGCGGAACTATTGGCGGTGTTCCATTTAGAATTGTATTACTAGATGAAATGGATGGTATGACAACAGATGCTCAAAATGCTTTGAAGAGAATTATGGAGCGTTATGCAAACAATGTTCGTTTCATTATTACCTGTAATGATAGAAATAAGATTATCTTTGCGCTTCAAAGTAGATGTGCAAATTATCATTTCAAGCCTCTCTCTAATGAGGCAATCTTACAAGTATTACAATCAATCCTTCAACGAGAAGGTATAAATAAATACTCCCAAAATGAATTGGACTCCTTTATATATGCTATGAATGGTGATATGCGGAGGGCGATTACGGAACTACAAGCGGCAAAAGCCAGCAATTCCACCCTTAAGACTCAAATTGATATTGGTTTAGACGAATATAATAAATTATTAATGAAAATTGTAAATAAAAATAACCTTGCACTAGACTCAATACACAATTTACTACACGATGGGCTTTCCATCCGTGAAATCTGTATTGGGCTACATGATGCTGTAATTAAAGCAGAATTAGAGAATACATTGAAATTTAAAATCCTTAGAACTATTGGAGAAAGCGAATGGCGTTCAACCACTATGACTCCAAAAGTATTAGCCTCTTGGTTAATAGGACAATTATCATAAAATTGAACAAAAAAACAAAAAAAACGGAAGTGAATTAACATGGATGAAAATATGAAGAATGAAATAACAAAAGGTGCTGAAGTCATTGGACTTACAGCAGAAGAAGGTATGGCTAAGTTTGAAGAGATTTGCTCGGAAAACAGCATTGAGATGACAAACCCAATTAGTAAGGGTCTTTGGCGTAACTTTGTGGCTAATGCTAAGAGAAGCCAACAATCGGAAACAACATCAGAAGGCGGAAGCGACGACTCTTTTTACAAAGCAGCGTTTGGTTTCTTTGTTTCTTTAGATGCACCGAGAGATATGATGGCTTGGAATAGAATGAAAGCAAAAGAAGAGTTTATTCGTGATGCTGACAATGCCTTAGAAAAGGGTATTGTTGCCGTTGCTAATCAAAATGCTCTTGGTAAGTGGGTTGTATCTCGCTACCATAATAATGAATATGAAGAGAAAACTGTAACTACTTTACCTGCGGGTGCAGAAGAAACAGAAGATGGTCGCTTCTATATTCCTTTAGATGCTACTGCTGTTTATATGAACGGTGGTAAGAATAATAACTACGGAAAGCCTCTTCCTCCTGAACAAATGCGAAGAAGCGGTGTTTTCTTTGGTTCTTTGGGAACGGGTGAAATGAAACCATATTACTTTTCATACAAGAATCAAGGCGGAGTAGATTTTGCACCAAACAGTTTTGAATGGTGTCATTTCTTATGTGTTCTTGGTTCTAATGGAACTGATATTTATGGTGCTAAACAAATGACCTTTGATTCACTTACTTTGAATGCAGATATGGACACTGAAAATGACTTGTATAGAGACATGAAGGACTTTGACTTTGAAGATTGTCTAAGAAACAACTTCAATTCTCATCTTGTTCCTCTTGTTGAATTGAATAAAGCACATATTAGTAGACAAGCATTACCTTCTAAAGAGCGATTTATTGTAACAGATGGAACTGTCTGTAACATGAATATGACTCCTACAAAGAATGGTAATAGAATCATTAATATTACCGACCTCAATGCTGAACTAGATTATGAAAGTGATGGAATTACAACTTGTTGGATTCCTAACCACTTGAAACTTGATTTCGGTATTGGTTCATCAGTTATTGTTGTTGGCCGAACAAGCCAAAGAACTACTGATGAAGGAGTAGAACCTGTAACAATCAATGTTGCAGGTATTTACTGTGTAATTAAACACGGTTCTGCCGTTGAGGTATCTCAACCTGTTGAAGAGGACTTTGACTGGTTTTGATTAAGAACCTTCCTTTGTGTAGCCGTTGGCGTTAATGACGGTCAAATAGGTGCGAAGCCTATTCCCTTTGGAGGGAAATAAAAATGGAAGACATAAAAGAAAATAGATATTTATTAAAAGCAAATAGTTATCTAATTGACCTACAAACGGTTGATTTCGTAACTTGGAAAGAGAATGACAAAGAAGAAGGAACTTATTGGACTAAATTACATATCGGCACAAAAGAGTGTAGATATGTATGTGATTCATTAACAGACCTAAACACGCTTATTCGGGCGTGGTCTAACCTAAAAGGTAAGCGACTAGAAATACTGAATAAAGAACTAATAACAGAATGGTGATATTATGGGATTAACAAGCAATAATAATAAGAAAAAAGCAGTAGATGAAGGGGTAATAAACAATGCAAGAGTATTGGCCTTTCAAAGCAAATTGACGAAGCAAACAGAAGAACGACTCGGAAGAAACAACCGATTAATCTGCGGTATTTGGGGAGAACCTAAGACAGTTAAAAGCGGATTAGCCTTAGATTTTCCTAATAAGCAAATCTATGTTTTAGACTGGGATGATGGATGCGAACCAACATGGCGACAAA